CCGAACCGCTGCCTGTTACCGTGCCATCTACAAAGAAACGATAAGTTCCGCTCGCACGACATATAGCAACATGATACCAAGTGTTAGCACTTGGAGTCCATGAACTTGAAGACAGCAACACAGCGTTGTTATTCATAATAAATCGCAGCACCGTAGATGTTGAGTTGTAGAAAAATGCCCAATCTCCATAACCACTACCACTTATATTCCCCACAAGAACGCTTGTAGAAACGGAACCAAAGCGAACCCACATTTCGATTGTGTAATCGCCTGTTCCATAAGCATACAACTGACTGCCGGGTGCTTTTAGATAATCACCCGTCCCATCAAAGTACATGGACGAACCGCCGAACTTTGACTGCGTGGTGCTGATCTGCGCGTTACCAACCGTCTCCAAGTCGTTCATCATTGCATTGTCAATGATGCCAGCGTTGGTCATGTTAAGGAGAAGTTTTGTATTTGTGATAGCCGTTAAAGGCGCTGTTGGGGGTGTGAATGCACCTGTATAAACAGCCGTGCCAACAACGATACGCACATCTGTCATGTAAGCTGTTATGTTAAGCGCATTTGTGTCATCACTAGCTACATACCAAGTAGCCGTTTTAGCAAGATTGCGGCTGTCCGTATAAGTCGTACCAGCAACGCCGTTCACATACGGAGTTACAGTTGTTCCGCTGCGAACAATAGCAAAATGGTTCCATTGGTTTAATGGCACTGTTAAGCCGCTATCCCTATAGCCAGTGTCATATACCTGCAGTTTATTGCTAAATACAATAATGCTTATACGGTTTGAGGACTCTGGGCCGTAATCCAATAAATACCTATCACCTGTTGCAGTCCTATAGAACCACCCTTCAATAGTGAAGGCTCCAGACCCAAGACCAAGCGTAGCAGATGCCGCCGATACAAGATTATCACCCGTGCCATCAAAGTACCCACTGCCACCATTCGTTGTGGTGCTGTAAGCCGCAGAGGGGCTGAAGGGGCTCAAGCGTTGGACGCTGGGAGTACCATTGACAGTTATTGCATACGCATTGCTGCTTGTGTCAATGAAGCGATTGCTTTGACACGTTAGTGCAACTGTATTGGCATCTGACGTCAATGGTGAAGATATTGTTGATCCAATTGTGCGAACCGTATTTGATATACGCACATTAGACATATAGCCATAAAATGGCGTTCCGCTACCACCACGATTGCCAATGATTGTAGCTGTGTTTTGAAGTGTTGTAGAATTTGATGCTGTACCTTCTGAACTACCGTTAATGTATAAAGTCCAAGCATTTCCGGAAGTTTTTGTTACTGCAACATAGTACCAAGTGTTCAAACTAAATGTATTTGTAGATGTAATAATTACAGTGCCGCCAACTTCAACGGTAAATTTGTTTGCAGTGTCGTTCCAAAAAACAGCAAAACGCCCAGCCGTTGAAGCAGTATATTGCCCAAAAATACATTGAGAGGCATTTGAAGCTGTTGAATAAATCATGGCTTCAAGAGTAAACGCGCCTGTTGTTGGTATGATGGCACTAGGAAACTGCAAACCAGTCGTAGAAGAACCATCAAAATAGTTGCTCCAATTGCTTCCATAAGGCGTAAACGTGCCCTGCGTGGTATTACCATTGCGCGTGATGCTGAAGTTGTTTGTGCTGCTATCAAGGAACGTGTTGTTTTGCGCACCGTTCGTCCCATTGCCGGGAAGCAGCATAGTGACGTACTTAAAATAAGTATCTGTCAAAGCTGCAGAAACTGCTTTAAACAATCCCATTGCTCTAGCAGAAGCAGCGCCGCGTGTGATGATCGTTGGCATTGATTAACCTCACTTAAACTGAGTCTGAGATGCAAGCACGGTGAACGTGGCGCTCGCAGTCTTGATGACTGTGTAAGTGTAGATGTCAATTCCAGAAGCATTACCTGATGTTGGAGCTGTCCCACCTTGCCATTTTGGTGTCACAGACGAACCATCAATCTGCAATGCACTGTTATAGTATGCAGTAGAGCCCTGCGTAACCATGTGTACAACAGTAACTGTGTCGTTAACAGCCATCAACGTGTTAAGTGATGTTCCGCTTGATGCGCGGATATTAACTGTCCAGTTGGCAGATGCGTTGCTTGTATAATACAGCACGCTCTGTGTTGTTACATCATAGTTGATTGTGCCAGTTGCTGCTGTAGCAGATACAGTAGCTGTTTCAAGAATGTTTGGAAGTTTTGCTGCTGCGATAGAACTTGAGCCAATCACTTGCAGCATTGCTAATGGTGATGTTGTTCCAAGACCAACATTTCCAGATGTATCTTTATAAATCTGACCAGAACCAATGTTCACAATTGCTGTATTGCCAGTGAACCCATTGATTGTTGGATTTGTGAGCGTTTTATTTGTAAGTGTTTGACTGCTATCTGTATCAGTCATCACTTTACGCGATGATCCATCGCCAACAGTCAAAAGATTATCGTCACTATCCCATACCATAGAACCATCTGTGGTCTGAGCAGGAGATGCAGAAGTTGGAACAACAAGTGTTCCAGTGATTGAAGCTGAACCACTAATGTTAACTGTTCCTGATCCAGTAAATGTACCAGCAACTGTCAGCGTTTTACCGCTACCAACATTCAAACCAACAGACGTTCCATTGCCTGCTGCATTAAACAGGGCATCAATGGATGACATATCAGTGTTGATTTTCGTGCCCCAAGTGTCACGACTTGCACCGACCTCTGGAAGAGTGAGGTTAAGGTTAGTTGTATATGAATCGGCCACTGAAGCCTCCTTCGCCCTTATTGCACTGTCCAACTTTCAGCAGGAACTGAAGCTGGAGTCCAAGTTTCAGAAGACACCGATTGTGGCGTCCATGTTTCAGATGCTATTGTTTCTGGCTCCCACAAATACCGACCGTTTGCAGTCATACCTGAAACACAAGAAATAGTCTCAGACGCTGCAATGATGCGATTTGCGCTCATGGTTGCATCAGAAACAATAGCGATTGTCTCAGAAGCAGAATAATACACTATGGCAGAATTAGCCATATTAGACGATGCAGAAGCGGTGAATGCAGAGTAGGAAGTTACATTTGCATTCAAAGTTGCATCAGACTGGGCATCAATTTGAACGGATGCCAATTGCGCCACATAAGCAGTCGCAGACGCATCAGAAGTGGCAGCCATATCAGCCGATGGCTGAAGGATCAGGAATCCGTTTGCAGCAGCCGTGCTGGTGACATTTACTGTCGTTGTTGCTGTCTGAATGATTACAGCATCTGCTGCCATCCCAGATGATGCAGCCATTGTGACAGAGCAAACTTCAACATCTGCCGCAAATGCCGCCGCCGATGTCGTTACAGCCGCTTCACAGGCCGCAAGAAGAACCCGTGTTCCATCCACAGACATATCTGACTGAGCAGCCATAACAACAGCAGCAGATATTGTCTTGATTGCAGCCGCAGTAGCATCTGACGTTGCAGCAGCGGTAAATGCGGCTTCTAGGACATAGCCAGAGCCGTATAAACCTTCGCCGTAGTCTGCAACGCCATAGTCAGACACTGCTTATCAGTCCAACGTAACGTCGATTTCGCCAGTGTTGAAGCGGAGAACGTCACCGCTGTCCACAGTCTTAGACGTTGTTAAATTTGCAAAGGCAAGAAGGTTGCCGCTTGTGGACGCATCAAAGATGCCAGCAGCGACAATCGTGCCCCATGAGCCTGTGGCTGTCGGGAACTCAACAGCGCCGCTATTGCTGGCTGTTGTCGGAGCAGTGCCTGAAACAGTGAATGTCACGGCTGTGCGAGCATAAGAGCCGCCAGAGACTTCCGTGCCGCCGCCTGCTTCACCCGGCGCAACCGTATAAAGAGCAACATACCAAGCGGTTGGGCGGGTTGCTGAAGCATTCGTCAGCAGCCAATCAAGAACCAAGTCTTCAGAGTAGTTCGTAAAACCAGCCATTAGTATGTACTCCTAGTGCGAGCAAGCAGCGGAGAACCGCTATGCAGTGATTTCTGGGATTCCTGATTAAGTTCTTCGACGCGCTTCAGGTAGATGTTGCCAAATACAGGAATACGCTGGTCATCCATCAGGAATGGGGCTGCATGGGTAAGTGCACCATACAGATAGACATCTGGTGCTTTAGTCAGCAGCCAGTTTGTCGTGTTTACATCTGTGAGAGCCGGGATTTTCCCGTAATAGATCATCTCGATTTCTACATCTACTGATGGTGCAGGGATAAGCTCAATCGCACCATTCATTAGCGAATAAACTGAAACCTGTGTCAGCACTTGAGCCTTGTTAATGATGTCACCTTCATCAAGCGTCACATAACGCAGAGGTGAAGCACCATCGACAATCTGCAGGTTGATTGCTTCAACCCAGTCAGCCGGAAGCTGAACATATTCTTGGTCACTTGTTGCAGTAGCACGGACGATCATTTCACGGCAGCGCAGCCGCGAATTCAAGTCTGACTCAACAAATTGAATGAACGTCTGAATCTGTGACGTAAGGTCAGCACGGTTCAGGTAATCAGCAATCGTTGATTGCAGAGTTGCATAGTTGGTGATCGTTGCCATCAGCTAGTAATCCGATGATTGCGATACGGTGCTGCCGCATCCGACCTGAGCCATTTACGAAAAGCCATCTTATCCTTCAAGATGCCCTTTTGCTGCAATTCAAGATACACCATCATGGGCAAAGACGCCACTTTCACCATGCCATCTGGCAACCGTTCTGTGTTGCTGATGCTGTTACGAATTGCTTTGTTTTGCTCTGCAATCCCGTCGATATTCACCACATCTTCAAAGACCATTTTTTGATCTGTTGTGATGTGCATCTTGGTCAGCGTTCCAGTGACACTGTCATAACCAAGATTGAATGAACCGGGTGCGTATTCTTCAGCCATAATGTCCCCCAAGGAATAGGGGCTGGATTGCTCCAGCCCCATACTCATTACGAAGCGATGATGTTGGCGATGACCGCATGAGCCTTTTCAGACTTAATGCGGAGGCCATATTCCACCACCATTTCCTTCTTGTCCGAGTCGCCAGTCTTGGCAATGTCGAACGTGCGGAACGGACGCAGATACGCCACAGACGCATACTCAGGATCAAGCACGAAGGCAAAGTTGCCGGGGCTGAAGCGGTTAGGAACAATGGCGACTTCGCCAAAGTCACCAAGATAAACGTCAGCCGTTGCAATGATCTTCATAGGAGTTGCAGAGGTGTAGTTCATGCGCTGCTGGGCAAGACCAGCGAATGCAGAAGCCACAGTCTTGTTGTACGCATTGACCATGAAGATCGACGGATCACCGCCCTGCGTCCAGACCTGCTGGATAGCAGTCTTCAGCATCGTCTCCGTCAGAGCAACGTCTGTCGAAGTCGAAAGGCTGGTCCATGCTGTGTCGGGATAGCCGTTGCCGTTGGCGCCGGACATTTCCGAAACAGTTGCACCGTTAGCCTGCGAGTTGGTGATGAGCCAAGTCGGCAGACCAGCAGTCTTACGAGCTGTGGAGGAACTGTTGCCAGCAACACCAGCTTGGTTGCTTGTAAGAATGGCTTCCATATCGCGCTTCAGCTCTTTAGCAGCTTTAGCGGTAAGATAGGCCATCTGGGTGCGCATGCCTGCATTGTTCACGACATCGTCTGTGCCAGACACCGAAATAACCTTGCGGCTGATTTGGGTATAATTCGCAACGCGAACAGTCGGGACGAACTCAGCATTACCTGCATCCGCACCTTCGATGGCAGCATTCGACGTATCAGCCGCAGCAAGAACGTCCGTCTGCCATTCGAAATAGGTGTTTTCGCAGGTGTCGCGACCGATGTTGCTCATAAATGGCGTATCAGTCGGGCTGATGTCATAGATAATGTTGCTCAAATCCTCTCGGATTGAGTTCGGTGCGTCATAGGTTGTGACCTTGGAAACTGTAGTCATAGCTTACTTCCTGTCCATCATTGCAAAGAGAGCAGCCGCGTCGTTAACGTGGCCCGTTGATTTGAGACGCTGTTTTACTCGCGATACATC